CAGGTATTTTGATCTTAGAAATGCTGAAGCTATTACAACAAGTGGTCAGTTATCTATACGATGGATTGAAAAGGCGATTAACATATATCTCAATAAACTTCTCAATACTGAGAATGAAGATTATGTTGTGGCTTCGGATACGGATTCGGTATACATTACGTTTGAGAAACTTGTTAGCAAAGTGTTTAAGGATGGAACGAAGACTGAAAAAATCATCAATTTCTTGGACAAAATTGCAAGTGAGAAGTTGGAACCATTTATTGATAAGTCTTACTCACATCTTGCTAAGGAAATGAATGCATATGACCAGAAAATGGTCATGAAACGTGAAGTGATTGCAGATAAGGGTATCTGGACAGCCAAGAAACGATATATTCTTAACTGCCATGATATAGAGGGTGTTCGATACAAGACTCCTAAACTCAAGATGATGGGCATCGAAGCAGTCAAGAGTTCAACTCCTGCTCCATGTCGAGACAAGATTAAAGAGGCTATGGATATCATTATGAACGGTAATGAGAAAATGCTAAATAGCTTTATACAAGAGTTTAGAGAGGAGTTCATGAAACTACCACCAGAAGATATTGCGTTTCCTAGAAGTTGTAACGGTGTGCAGAAATTTAGAGGTGAACACTCTCTGTACGCAAAAGGGACACCGCAACACGTTAAGGGCGCAATCCTATATAATTGGCTTCTGGATAAGAAAAAGTTAGGACACAAGTTCCCTGCCATTCAAGAGGGAGACAAGATTAAATTTTTAAATATGAAGCAACCTAACATATATCAATCTAGTGCATTTTCTTTTATAACTTCTATGCCAAGGGAACTTGACTTATTGAATAAAATAGACTATGATGTACAATTCGAGAAAAGTTTTGTAGAACCATTGAAATTTATAACTGAAAAGATGAATTGGTTAATAGACAGTAGTTATGGTGCACAAGGCAGTTTAGAGGATTTTTTTAGATAAGAGTAATTGGATGTTCCTTTTACTATTAAAGAAAGGTAGAATGTTTCTACCTAGTCATAACCAATAGGAGAAAAAATGACTAAACAACAATTTGATTTAGATAGATCACATAGAGAGTGTCCACCTGACATTTACTATTCACAATTAGGTACTGATGGAAAACCACTATTTCCAGGCATCACATTTAAAAAACGTGTGGTGTTGAACCGTAATTTGGTAACATTTGCAATTTCAGAACAAATTCGTGAAGAAGATTCTGGAGAGGAACGTGTTGATACTCTAGAGGGTTCTTATGCAAGTGTTGGTCAATTATATAATGAACCACCACAGGCGATCATCGAAGACCCCGATGATCCAAAGAGATTTAAAGGAGCAGTAGGTTTTGGTCGCGATGCGGCTCAGGAAAATCTTGGTTGGGAAACTGCAATATATGATATTGTTGAATATGATACTAAGCTTAGTCTTGAAGCATTTAAGATTAACTCTAACGATGATGAATCTCACACTCCAGCATTTCCAAATACTAAGACTACTATTCAGAAATCAGTTATTAATGCTGTCAATGCACAGTTGATAGAAGATGACGATGATGCGATTCTTGAGTATCTTAAAATGATATGTCGTAGTAAACCAAAATGGCATCAACCTATTTTAGATACTATTCGTAAGGAACATATTTCTCGTTGGCCAACAATGAAGGCGTTTAGTACTGCTCGTGCAAAAAAATTGGCGATTAAACTTGGTATGCCTTACGAAGGTAATAAAAACAAAAAAGTAACTAGTCTTGGATATTTTCGTAAGTGGACTGCTAAGAAAAATATCTTTTGGGATGCAATGGTTCTTAGTACAAAGTATGGTTGGCAGAAAGTTTTTGTATCCACTTGGGTTACAGAGCCCAATCCAAAGTCTTTAAAAATAGACAGACAGGCTATTTTAGAAGATTTTGATAAGATGGAAAAGGATTTTCAAATTTGGATTTCACATTATTTGGATATGCCGATACATGAAGTTCGTGAAAGAGGTAAAGGTCGTTTTCCAATTATTTTTAACGGTTTTTCTGGTCAAGATAAGGAAGAGAATCCAAAACAGGGTGGTGATCCCATAGAAGGCGATCTTGTTGGTGTTAATGGAAAATCTTGGAAACGTCTTGATGTATAAACCGTATAACTTAAAAGATGTATTTGAAGCATCAAACCAAAATAAATTTAGTGTCATCTCCACCTTTGCTGGTGGGGGTGGCTCTTCTACTGGTTATCGTCTTGCTGGTGGAAAAGTATTATGTGTGAATGAGTTTGTAGAAGAAGCTCAAAAAACATATCATGAAAATTATCCAGATACCCCAATTTTACCAGATGATATAAAAGAAATCAGTGGTAAAGAATTGATGGCTGCTGCTGGTGTATCGGTAGGAGAGATTGATATTTTAGATGGTTCACCACCATGTTCAGCTTTTAGTGTTGCCGGTTCTTTATCAAGAGGTGGTAACAAAACAGAATCAGTAAATCTATTTGGTGAAACATATATTAGAGAAGAAGTTAGAGGTAAACATTCAGATGGTTGGGGTTCTACTAAAAACTATTCTGATGGTAAGAAAGTCGAAAATATTGAAGATTTGTTCTTTGAGTTTTTACGAGTTGCCAAAGATATTCAACCTAAAACAATCGTGGCTGAGAATGTCAAAGGTTTAACAATGGGTGAAGCCAAAGAGTATTTTAACAAGATTACAAATACCTTTGAAGAAATAGGATATGATGTATCGGCCAAGGTTCTAAACTCTGCTAGTTTTGGTACACCACAAACTCGACAACGTGTTATATTCATTGGAGTACGACAAGATGTAACAAGTAAAGTCGGTCTTAGTTTTATGAATATATCAAGTGTGTTTCCAGAAGAAAATAAAGAGTTTGTAACAGTCGGTGATGCTTTTGAAGGATTAGAGAATGATCAAGAAGAAGTGAATATGTTAATTGAAAAAATGGCAGGTTCATCACATTGGAAAACTGTTAAGTTGATGCCAGATGATCCAGAAAAGGTTCTAACTGGTATGGATTATCATCCAAAAGGTCATCACTTTAATCTAAAACGGTGTTCTAGGTTTAAACCCGCACCAACAGTGACAGCAACAAGTGCACCTGTTCATTTTATGGAAAAAAGAAAATTGACATTGGCTGAAACTCGTAGAGTTATGTCACTACCAGATGATTTTATTCTTACTGGTAGATGGGAACAAAGAAGTGAACGTATGGGTCGTATGGTGCCTCCGTTTATGTTGAAGGCTGTTGCTGAGGCTGTTTATGAAAATATATTAAAACCCTATAAGGAGAATGAAGGTGGCTGATTTTACATTCGCTCATCGTGAAGAAGGATTTGATGAGCATATTGATTGGAGTATTCGTGGATATAGTAATCTGCTTGAAGATGTTATAACCTTTTCACGGTATTTTGTAGAAAATGATACTATGGTTGTAGATGTTGGTTGTTCTACTGGTAAAGTAACTAAACGAATGATTGAAGAAAATTATGACTTTGCAAAGGATGTTGCCTGGGAAGGTGTAGAAATTGCAGAGGGATTTCAGCAGAATTTACTTGATAGAGAATCAGAATTACGAAAGACTTATCCCGATATAAATGTAAATTTTGAATTTGGTAATGTATTAGATTATACGTTCATGAATTGTTCTTTAGTTACTTCTATCTTTACATTACAGTTTATGTCAAAGAAAGATAGAAAGTTTGTGATAGATGAGATTTATGATGGTTTGAATGAGGGTGGAGCCTTTATCTTTGCTGAAAAGATTGATTGTATCAGTAGTCGAGTACAAGACATGATGACGTTTAACTATTATGATTTCAAAAAACAAAAGTTTGAATATGATGATATCATGACTAAAGAACGGACTCTACGCAATATGCTTAAACCTAATACATGGGATGAAATTCAAACTATGTGTTATGATGCTGGATTTAGTGTGGTACAACAATTCTGGCAAAATCATTTATTTCTTGGTGCAATTGCCTTGAAATAAAAATCAGTTTCCTATATTTTATAAATATAACAGAAGTGGAGTTAGTAATCCTATCACTGTGACACTTTGGGATTGCAAGGGATAGTCGGAGTCACAGCCCACCCCGCCCAGACTTCACTTCTAACTTTGTTTTTTAAATGGAGGCTTTGATGAGTATTACAGATTTCGGTAGGCAACTACGTCCAAGAGAGCACAAATCCGTCAATCATCTAGAAAAAATACAAGAATTATTTTTGGCTGAAATGAAGCCAAAAGAATTAGCCAAATATGGGGGCAAACGAGCAAATATTCTTTTTAAAGCAATTGATGACGGTACACCATT